GGCGCGCCGCCCGCGGAAAACCGCTAGCGTCTGACGCGCGACATGGGTTGTCATGGTTGTCAGGACCAACCACGTAGGATGCTAGAAGGCTGACAGCGATGGCGCTCGTCTCGCAACGGGAGTACGCGCGCCGGCGCGGGATCAGTCTCGAGGCGGTGCGCAAGCGGACGGTGAAGTACGGCGGTCCCATCCCGACGCACGGCCGCGCGCAGCAGATCGATCCAGACGAAGCCGATCGCCTCTGGCGCGCGACGATGCAGCCGAACGGCGCCGCGTCCTCGCGGTTCCAGGGTCCGCCAGAGCCCGATGCGCCCGCCGGCGACGGCCTCGGCGGTGCGGCGGCGTTCCTCGGCAACGTGCACGCGCTCACGCAGGCGCGGACGGCCACCATGCTCGTCGAGGCGCAGCTCCGCCGGCTGCGCTTGGAGGAGCGCCGCGGCCAGCTCCTCGATCGTCAGACGACGCTCGCCAAGGTCTTCACGGTCCTGCGCAGCGTGCGCGACGCCTGGCTTGCGTGGCCTGCGCGCGTCGGGCCCGAACTCGCCGCCGAGCTCGGCGTCGATCCGACGACGCTCATGATCACCTTGGAGCCCTATGTACGGCGCCAGCTCGACGAGCTCGCCGGCGTCCGCCTCGAGCTCGGCGGACGACGACCAGGTTCTTGAGGAGACGGCGGCCGCCGCCCTGCGGCCCGACCCGACCCTGAGCGTCGTCGAATGGGCGGACACGCATCGCATGCTCTCGGGGCGGGCGACGCCCGAGCCCGGCCGCTGGCGGACGGCGCGGACGCCGTACCTCGCCGAGCCGATGGCGTGCTTGAGCGCGGCGTCGCCGATCCGCCGCGTGGTCGTGATGAAGGGTGCGCAGGTGGGCTTCACCGAGGCCGCGATGAACTGGCTCGGCTACGTGATCGACCAGGTGCCGGGCCCGTTCCTCTTCGTGCAGCCGACCGTCGACCTCGCCAAGCGCCTCTCCCGCCAGCGGCTCGACCCCACGATCGAGGAGACCCCGGTCCTCCGCGAGCGGGTGCGGCCGGCGCGGTCCCGCGACGCCGGCAACACGGTGCTCTTGAAGGTCTTCCCGGGTGGGCTCGTCGGTCTCACGGGCGCGAACAGCGCGGCGGGGCTGCGCTCGTTCTCGGCGCGCTTCCTGTGCTTCGATGAGATCGACGGCTACCCGGGCGACGTCGAGGGCGAAGGCGATCCGATCGCGTTGGCGGAGGCGCGCGCGCGGAACTTCCCGCGCCGCAAGGTGCTGGTGATCTCGACGCCGACGGTGGCGGGCATGAGTCGCATCGAGCGCGAATACGCCGCGACCGATCGCCGGCGGTTCTTCGTCCCGTGCCCGGCGTGCCACGCGATGCAGCCGCTCGAGTTCCCCCAGCTGCGCTGGGAGCCTGGTCGGCCGGAGACCGTGCGCTATCTGTGCGCCATGTGCGGCGCAGCCATCGGCGAGGAGCACAAGACGCGCATGCTCGCCGCCGGCGCGTGGCAACCGACCGCCGCGGCCGAGGACCCGACCGTCGCGGGGTTCCACCTGTCGGCGCTCTATTCGCCGCTCGGGTGGTTCTCGTGGGTGGACATCGCGCGCGCCGCCGAGGACGCCGCCCGCGACCCGCTCAAGCAGAAGACGTTCGACAACACGATCCTGGGCGAAACCTACGCGGAACGCGGCGATGCGCCGGAGTGGCAGCGGCTCCGCGATCGGCAGACGGCGGACCCGCGGGGCGTGGTGCCGCCCGGCGCGCTCTTCCTGACCGCCGGCATCGACGTCCAGCGCGATCGCCTCGAGTGCTCGATCTGGGGCTGGGGCCGCGGCCGGCGGTCGTGGCTCGTCGATCACGTGATTCTCGAAGGCGAGGTCGCGACGGATGCGCCGTGGTCGGCCCTCGATGAACTCGTCGCACGGGCCTGGCCCGTGGCCGGCGGCGCGGGCACGATGTCGCTCTGGCGGGCGGCGATCGATACGGGCTACGAGACGACGCAGGTGCACGCCTGGGCGCGCCGGCAGCCGGCCGGGCGTGTCGTGCTCGTCCGCGGCGGTGGGCGGGCGGCCGCGCTCGTCTCGCTGCCGCGGCCGGCCGAAGCCGTGGAGGCGGGCGAGACAACGCGGCGGCGGCGCCGGCGCCGTGGGCTGCGGGTGTGGATGGTCGACGAGCACGCGATCAAGATCGAGACGTATGGGTGGCTCCGCCTCGACCGCGGCGCCGCCGACGCGCCGGTGCCACCTGGCTGGATCGCGCTGCCCGCCGTCGGCGATGAGTTCCTGCGCCAATTCACCGCCGAGCAGCTGGTGCGCAAGATCGTGAAGGGCCGCGAGCAGCTCGTTTGGATGAAACGGTACAACCGCAACGAGGCCCTCGACTGCCGGGTCTACGCGCGCGCGGCCGCGCACCTCGTCGGGCTCGACCGCTTCACGGACGCGGATTGGACGGCGCTCGAGGCGCGGGTGACGCCGCCGCCCGACCCGCCGCCGCCCCCGTCCCCAGGGGCCGCCTGGGTCCGCCAGCCGGCGCCGCCACCGCCTGCGCCACCGCCGCGCCGGCGGCCCTCATCGGACTTCTGGGCCGGCCGCCCGCGGCGCCGGTAACCGCCGGGCCGCCGATTTGCGGCCTGTTACGTAACACGGTACAGTCGTCGTCATGACGACCCGCAAGCGCCCCTCGAAGAAGGATCCCGCCGCGCCGCGCGACCTGCTCGCGCGCCGCCTGCTCGCCCTCGAGCGCACCCTGGAACTGACCAACGCGCGGCTCGACGTGATCGGCATCACCCTCAAGCATCAGACCGAGACGTTCGTGAACGAGCTCCGCGCCCTCGGCGACCGCATCGGGCGGCGGCTCGATGACCAGGATCGGCGCCTCGCTGCCGTCGAAGGGGCCGCGCGATGACGACCCCCCGGCCGCAGCTGCCCACGGATGGCGTGGGCCCCATGTACAATCCTCCCCATCCCGGCGAGATCATCGCCGAGGAGTGCCTGCAGCCGCTCGGGCTCAGCGTGACGGCGGCCGCCCGCGCGCTCGGCGTCAGCCGCAAGACGCTCTCGCTGATCCTGCACGGGCACGCCGGCGTCACGGCGCCGATGGCGATGCGCCTGGCGAAGGCCTTCGGCGCGACGCCCGAGTTCTGGTTGCGCCTCCAGATGCAGCGCGATCTCTGGGACGCGCGCCGCACACGGCTCGGCGGCGTCAAGCGGCTCGTGCGGGAGGTCGCATGACCAGGACGGTGCTGCTCCTCGTCGCAGGCCTCGCCGTCGCCTCGCCGGCCGCGGCGCGCGTGAGCGCTGCACGCGTCGCGTACCACGCCGAGTTCTGCGCCGCCTGGGTGCGCGCCGACTCGGACCGCGGCATGCGCTACGTGCAGAGCCGTTTCGAGACGTCCGTGTGGACGGGCGCCGACGGCCAGGTGCACGTCGGCGCCTCGGGCACGGACGCCGAGATCGCCCGTTTCCATCGCTGCCTCGGCGACGAGGGCGTCGATGCGGCGCCCGTCCGAAGCCCGGCGGCAGAAGCTGCGCGCGAGCGGCGGGCGATCTGCCGCGGCGCCGGGCCCGCGGACCTCCTCGCCCAGGCCGCCGGCTGCACCCGAGCCGAACGGGGCAGGCCGTGAAGCGCAGCGATCGCCTCACGCTCATCGGACTCGGGATCAGCGCGGCCGCGGCGGGCGCCGTCGCCTACTGGACGAACGGCGCGTTCCCGTGGTGGCTCTACGTCGGCATCGGCGTCCTCCTCGCCGCGGGCATCGTGCCGGGGATGCACCAGGCCGAAGCGCACCGGACGATCATCGACCGCGCGCGCGAGAAGTAACTCGCACCGCCTTCGCGGCGCGGGCGGCGCGTGCTACCCTGCCGCGCCATGTACCGGCCGGGCCGGGGGGCGCCGCTCCCGCCGTGGATCACGCCCGAGATGCTCGCGCAGCTCTTCGCGGTCATCATGAGCGGCGTCACCGACGTCAAGTATGCCGATCGCGAGATCAAGTACGCCGACATCGGCGACCTCCTGAAGGCGTGGGACTGGGGCACGCGCGTCGCCGGCGGCGGCGGCCGCCAGCGCTCGGTCGCCTGCTTCTCGAAGGGCCTGCCGCCGACGAGCCCCGGGTTGTCGTGCGGACCCGAACACGCCGAGGGGCCCGTCACGGTGCCGTTCGACGACGACCGCGACGCGCCGCCGGTGCCGCCGATCACGCGGGTTGGCTGATGCCGGAGGTGGCGCCGCCCGTCCCGTGGATCGACCGGACGATCGCGTGGTGGTCGCCCGTCCGGGGGATGCGGCGCGCCCGTGCGCGCCTGGCACTCCAGCTGCTCCGCGCCTACGAGGGGGCGGCTGTCAGCCGCCGCACCGAAGGCTGGCGCACGGCGGCGACGTCGGGCAATGCCGAGCTCCTCGGCGCCGTGCCGCGGCTCCGCGACCGCAGCCGCGACCACTGCCGGAACAACTCGTGGGGCAAGCGCGCCGTCGGGCGGCTCACGACCGAGGTCGTCGGCTTCGGCATCCAGGCGTCCTTCAGCGGGAAGAACAAGCGCAACGTCACGGCGACCGAGAAGGCGTGGACGGCGTGGGCCGGCGCGCTCACCTGCGACGTCCGCGGCCGGCACGACTTCGGCGGCCTCCAGTGGCTGACGGTCCGGACGCTCTTCCAGTCGGGCGCCGCCCTCGTGCGCCGCGTGTGGGACGCCGACGCCCCGCTCGGGCTCCGTCTCCAGGTGCTCGAGCCCGACTACCTCTGGGTCTCTCCCTGGCTCGGGCCCGCGCCGGAGACGCCGGGGAACCGCGTCGTCGGCGGCATCGAGGTGAACCGCTACGGCGAGGCGCAGGCGTACCACGTCTTGCCGCGGCACCCGGGCGATCCGGGCCCCGCCGCCGGCGTGCGCGAGACGACGCGCGTCCCCGCGAGCGAGATGATCCACCTCTACGTCGAGGACCGGCCCGAGGACCTGGGTGGCGTGCCGCTGCTCGCGGCGGTGCTGGTCCGGCTGCGCGACCTCGACGAGTACGCCGATGCGCAGGTGGTGCGGCAGAAGATCGCCGCCTGCTTCGCCATGTTCTTCGAGGAGCCCGAGGGCGGGACGTCGCCGATCTTCGGGCCGACGAAGCCGTGGGAGCTCCCGTGCGATCGCGTCGAACCGGGCATGATGGAGAAGCTCCCCGCGGGTACCACCGTCACCGCGAACGCCCCGCCCGGCGTGCAGGGGTACGACGAGTTCATGACCCGCGAGCTCCAGGGCGTCGGCGCCGGGACCGGCATCCCGTACGAGGACCTGACCGGCGACTACTCGAAGGTGAACTTCTCGTCCGCGCGGATGGGACGCGCGATGTTCTACGCGCTCGTCGAGGAGGTCCAGTGGCTGCTGGTGGTGCCGAACTTCCTCCAGCGCGTCTGGGGCTGGTTCCGCGACGCGGCCGTGATCGCCGGCGTGCCTGTCGACGGCGTCGACGTCGAGTGGACGATGCCGCGGAAGACGCTGGTCGACCCCGCGCGCGAGATCCCCGCGGTCATCCGCCAGGTCCGCGCCGGCCTGATGTCGCCACAGGAGGCGATGCGCGAGCTCGGGTACGACCCGGATCGGAACCTCGGGCAGTGGAAGGCGTTCACGGACATCGTCGACCAGCTCGGCCTGATCCTCGACATCGACCCGCGGCGCACGACGCTGCAGGGCGCCGCCGCCGGCCCGGCGCAGGCGGTGGCCGCGGCCGACGGCGGCGACGGCGGTGACGAGCCGCCGCCCGCACCGCCGGCGCGCGGCGTTCCGCCACGCGTGAACGGGCACGCGGCGGGTGGAGGCCCGATCCCGTGACGGGCGCGACGCGCCACGCGCTCCAGCTCGCCGCGGTCGCCAGTTTCGCCATCGCCGCCGCCGGCATCCCGGTCCGGCGGGTGAACCTGGTGGCGCTCGGCCTTGCCCTCGTGACCCTCGCGGAGATCGTCCCCTGACGGTCGCCGAGCGCGACGAACTGCTCGACGCCGTCGAGCGCGTCGAGCGCGAACTCGACGCCGAGAGGGACATGCCGGCCGGGATGCGGGGCCCGCTGCACGATCCGCTCGTGGCGGCGCTCGCCGACCTCGTCGCGCGTGTCGTCCGCGTCTGGCTGGTCGGCATCGCGCCGACGGGCTGAGCGCTCACGCCGCCAGACACATCGGACCGGCCGAGCGCGCGCGCCGCCCGTCAGCGACCCGGGCGGCGGTGCCGCTCGATCCACGCCTGGAGGTCGTCCCGGCGGACGCGCGCCCAGGTGTCGAAGCGGTAGGCCGGCAGCTCGCCGGTCGCGAGCGCGCGGTCGAGCGCGCGGCGGGCGAGGCCGGGAAACTCCCGCCGCGCCTCGTTCCGCGTCAAGAAGACCCTCGGCCGCATCGCGCGCGATCGTAGCAGATCGCGCGCGCGCGTTCGAGGATGGCGCGGCGCGGCGGGGTCCGCGGCGGTGCGGCGCCGCCCGTCGCGGCCCGGCAGACGTTTTTGCGAGCCAACCGGCTTCCTACGTTGTCCGGGACCTCGCGCGGTGCTACCGCCCGCCCGTGGGCGCTGGGCGGAGCGCGGTGGCCGGGTCCCAGCCGGCGCGGGAACGCGTCACCGGCACGCTGCCCATGGCGTCGCTCCGCGCGGCGCTGAATCCCGAGACCGTCGATCCGGGCCGCCGCACCGCCGAGCTCGTCTGGACGACGGGCGCCCGCGTGCGGCGCCACGACTGGTGGACGGGGGAGACCTGGTTCGAGGAGCTCGCCGTCACGGAGGAGGCTGTCGACCTCGGCCGCCTGCGCGCGGGCGCCCCGCTCCTGGCCGCGCACCAGTCCTACAGCCTCGACGGCATCATCGGCGTCGTCGAGGACGCCTGGCTGCACGACGGCGCCGGTCATGCCCGCGTGCGTTTCTCGGAGAACGCGCGCGCCGCGCAGGTTTTCACCGACGTCCGGGCGGGCATCATCCGCAACGTGTCGGTCGGCTATGTGATCCACGAGCTCGAGGAGCTCGAGCGCAAGAAGGGCGAACCGCGCCTTTACCGCGCGATCCGTTGGGAGCCGATGGAGGTCTCGTTCGTCGCCGTCGGCGCCGACGCGGGCGCCGGCGTCCGCGCGGCCGAGACGGCCACGCGCTACCCCTGTCTGGTGAGGAGGAGTCCGATGCCGAAGCCGCACGACCCGACGCAGACGCGCCAGGACGACGACGATGACGAGAACGGCGACAAGGGCGACGAGAAGCCGAAGGGCGCCGCGGGCGACGGCGACAAGCCGAAGGACGAGGGTGGCGGCGACAAGCCGAAGGACGAGGGCGCCGGCGACAAGCCGAAGGGCGACGACCTGGCCGGGCGGCGCGCGGAGCGCCAGCGGGTCCAGCACATCCTGTCGGCGGTGCGCGCGGCGAAGCTGCCCGACGCCTTCGCGGACCGGCTGATCGAGGCGGGCACGTCGGTCGAGGCGGCCAGCGTCGAGGTCGTCCGCGAACTCGAACGGCGGACGCCGCCGCTCGGCGGCGTGATCCGTGTCGGCGACGCGGGCTCGGC